GTCGTTGGCGGCATTGACCACGATGAGCTCGACGTAGCCGAACTGCTCGAGCGACCGCTTCAGCTTCTCGTACTCGGGATCCCCGCTCTTGAGGGCTTTGCGCGGATTGTATGTTGCCGGATTTAGATCCGACAGTTGCATCTTCTGTATTCTCATGGTGTGCTTCCTCTCAGCAGTTGATTCCCAGTTCTTTCTCGAGCATGTTTGCATACAGTTCGCTCACCTGCTCCCATGCAAAGAGGGCGTTGCCGAAATGACCGTAATTGGAGGTGAGGTTGTACATCGGTATGCGCAGTCCCAGCTCCTCGATGATGTCCTTGGGCTTGAGGTTGAACACCCTGGGCACCGCCTCGGCAAGCCTGGCATCATCAACCCTGCCGGTTGCGAATGTGTGTACATTCACGGCAACAGGCTCGGCCTTTCCGATGGCGTAGGAGATCGAAACCCCGCAGCGCTTGGCAAGGCCGGCTGAGACGATGTTCTTGGCGATCATGCGCGCCATGTAGGCCCCGCTCCGGTCTACCTTGGTGGGATCCTTGCCGCTGAAGGCGCCCCCTCCGTGGAGTGCCAGCCCCCCGTAGGTGTCCACCATGATCTTGCGTCCTGTCAGACCGGTATCGGCAGCAGGCCCGCCCTCGACGAAACGGCCGGAGGGATTGATGAGGATGCGTGTGCGCGCATCGAGGGGGAAGTGGATGAAGGCGGGCTCGAGCACCTTCTCGATGATCTCGGCCTTGAGGCTGTCCAGGTTCTTGTCGCGATCGTGCTGGACCGAGACGATGACGGCGGCAACCCTGACGGGAATGCCATCCTCGTACTCGACCGAAACCTGGGCCTTGCCGTCGCTGCGGATACCCATGATGGTGCCGTTTTTCCTGCACTTGTCCAGGATGCTGCATATGCGGTGGGAGAGTTCAAGAGGCAAAGGGATGCAGGTGGGTGTCTCGTCGGTTGCATATCCGTACACCGTGCCCTGATCCCCGGCTCCCAATTCTTCCTTGCTGCCGTCGGCATCCCTGACCTCAAGGGCAGTGTCGACGCCTCCTGCGATATCGGAGCTCTGGTTGTGCAGGAACACGCTGATGGTGAAATCCTTGGGATTGTAGCCACTCTCTGCAAGGGCAGTTCTCACCGTCTCGCGCACATTGATCCTGCTGCGGCTGGTGATCTCACCTGCGACGATGATACGGCCCTTGGTGGCCATGACCTCGCAGGCCACGCGCGAATACGCGTCGACGGACAGGCAGGCATCGAGAATGGAGTCGGCGATGTAGTCGCACAGCTTGTCGGGATGTCCCTGGCAGACACTCTCGGATGTGAGGTGGTTTCTCATGTTTGAATTCCTTTGATTGTTTGATTTCCTAGCGGCTGCGCCTGGAGGTGAGCAGCCTTTCCATCAGGTCGTCCTGGGGGTTCGCACCCTGGTAGGAGGAGGCGTTGTTCTCCTTCACGATTTGGAAGATCTGGAACCAGATCTGGTTGACCTGCTTCATGTATTCGCGGCTCATCGCCACGTATGGAGAGGCTATCGCAGCACCCGTGGTAGGGTGCTTTGCGAGGAAGCCGTATTCGCTGACGGCCATCTCGCACTGAATCCAGCGGGCTACAGCCATCGCGTACTGGTGTATGATCTGGCTGCTCACCAATTCTTCGCACCGCCTGGCTTTAAGCCAGTCCCATGTCTCCTGGTAGACCTCCGCGGCATCGAGCTCGATACCGCTTTTCTGGGTCACCGTCATGTAATACTTGGCCGGAGGCATGTCCGCGCCCTGCAGCTCGGGAGCCTCGGGCAGCTGAACCACGCGGGCCTCTCTGCCCTCGTGGATCTTCTCTGAGAGAGCCTTGCTTTTCCTCCCTGCACCGACGCGGGCACCGCCACGGTTGGTACCGTCCTTTGCCATGTTGCACCGCCTTCGATTATGAGGGGGTTAATACCCCGTTTGAATTCCCGTTTTTACGCGTGATTGCCCCTGCACGTTGTAAACCTATATGCTGTAGAGATTTGCAAGCCCCCTCCAAAGTGCTACGAAAAGTTACGTGTGCAACCTATCATTTTTCTGTCGTCCGTGGAGGGTGGAATGGCAGCTTGCACACAGGGCCATGAGGTTCTCCTCGTCATCCGTGCCGCCCTGTCTGGCGGCATTGATGTGGTGGACCAGTGTAGCCTGTGTCGTTCTTCCCTGCCTTCGGCACAGCTCACAGAAGGGATGCTCGTCAAGAAACTTCTTGCGGGCTTTCCTCCAGGATGAACCGTAACGCTTGTGGGTGCCGGGATCCCGTTGGTTGCGCTCGTAGGTCCTCGCAGCCTCTTTCGCATGCTCCTCGCAGTACCGACCTTCGGTTAAGCGTGGGCAGCCTGGGTGGCTGCACGGTCGCTTGGGCTTGTAGGGCATCGAGGGGTCTCCTTGGGGCAAAAAGAAAGCCCGGGAGGATTCCCCGAGCTCCGTATGGACTTGTCTGAGTGTACAGTAGCGCGAAAGGCCTACTGAGCACAACTGTTATTTTCTGATAATTTAACGTTTGGTTTCAAGGTGCTATTGCTGGATTTCTCCTTGCTGCTTCCTTGCAAGGAACAACGTCCCCACATCTTTGTCATTCATTGTCAGGAACAATTCATTCTCGTAGAGAAGGGCATATCTTTCGGCAGTATTGTCTTGCATGATGGCCCAGACTTGGTTGTCATAGAATGTATCGATATACCAGATGAAATCTTGTTTCTCTTCAGTTTCGCTACCGTAGGCCGAGGTGATTTTGGACAAAGTGCCCTTACTCTCTAATCCGAACGAAAAGGCGAGTTCAAGTCTTGAATCAGAAGGCCAGCCCTTCATCCCAAGCTTTTTTGCAGTTTCTCCAAAGTTCTTGTCAGAATACACCCAAGTACCTAAAAACTTTGCTTCGGGATTTTCCTTCTGTTTCGCTGAATATCCGCTGGAATCGGTAGACGATTCATTGCCTTCAAGTGCTAACGTTTCGCAAGATACAAACATGGCAACTAACAGGACGAGGAAAATTATCTGGATGTAAGGTTTTTTCATTTCTACCTCTTTTGAAAGCCAACGTATCACACCCAGCATACGGTTGCAAGAATTTAATCCATTAAATCTTCCTACTGGTGAACCAGGGGCAACCTGCATGGCTGTACGATTGCAGCGGCTTGTAGGGGATCGAGGGTTCTCCTTGGGACAAAAAGAAAGCCCGGGAGGGTTTCCCGAGCTCTGTATGGACTTGTCTGAGTGTACAGTATCGCGGAAGGCCTACTGAGCACAACTGTTATTTTCTGATAATTTAACGATTGGTTTCAACGGTACAGGGGTTCTACGGAGCAGTCCAGGCACCTGTTCCCGATCGCGTTCTCAAGCACTCAAAAACTCCTATATGCGTGAATATACGTATACGGGCATATTGCACTGGTATTTCCCCCTATATATTACTGCTATTTATGCCATTGGATATTTCAGGAACATAGGAACAGATACTAGACAATTGTTTTCATACCAATGATTCATGCCCTGTAACCGCATTTGTGCCTGTTGCCTTGGTGGGAACCTGGGAACAACAGGTGTACTGTTCCTTGTACTGACGATGAAATGCAAGAACACATCGGCCAACTGTTTGGGTACGTGCGGTTGTGAGATGAATTTGTATCTTTGAGTATTAAGCACCAGAAATGTAATGAATCTTGAAAAACATAGCCAATAGCTAAAAATCAAACCTCAAAGGCTTTCAATTTAAGTAATCTGTGAGATAATTATTCAATTTGGAGAAAGCTGTTCATGAAGAGATTAATCGTCCTTTTACTTGTGATAGGTATAGCCTGTTCGTGCCTGTTTGCTGTTAGTGAGAATCAATTTGAATACCTAGTAGTATCGTTTGGGAAGACATATTTTTCCGAATTGAGAAGCAAGACGATGGCATACTGGGATCAAGGTATCAGTAAAACCGCTCAAGGAGCTACAAGTTTTGAAAAGGATTTAGATATCCTTGGTCAGCATGGTTGGGAGGTAGTCTCGATTCTTGGAGCAATAGGAGGAGACCAACAGGTCACTTTAAAAAGATTGCATGATGATGCTCGAACTACTTCTGAACTGCGGACGATTGAAGAGAATAGCGAGAAAGTTGTCAATGGTTTTTTAGAATCCCTGCTAGCCGAAGATGAAAAGTTTAAACAAGAAGCGGCCAGCGTCGAGATAACGCTCGTTGAGTTGGATGCCTATGAAGCAGAACAAGCAAAATATGAAGCGGAACAAGCAGAACAAAAGACACGATATGAGCTCGAGACCACTGCAACCAATTTTCTCAATAGGTTTACTATAAATCCGAAAGGCATAAGTTACGAATGGGAAACCGATTCCTATTCAAAGAAAGACAAAGTGAATATTGAACTGAAATATGATGTAACAAAGGATTGCCTCATAAATATCAACCAATATCGTCAGAGCGATGTCGAGCAGCTCCTTAATTCATACGGGGAGCAAATTAAGGCGATTCCGATTCCAAAAGACTCCCTGACCTCTATTAGTTTGGATGGGTACATCACTTATATGGACAAGGAATTTTTTGTTGGCAATATATTTTACTATATCGATTATTACGGTAATTGGGAGAGACTTTGATTGCGGCCATGCAGCAGATAAGAAGCTGAGAGTTGCCTCAATATTGCATCAAGTTTTTGATAATTACAATTCTCGAAAAGCGCACACCTATTTTAGGCAATCAGCAAGGTGTCATAATGCTACCTTCCTATGAGTCTAGTGAGAAATTACAAATTTTTGCTCCAGGTTTGTGATGCACTCCCACAGAAATGAACCTATGGGAGATTGCCGTATCTTGCGGGAGGAGTCATCGGAATCACAGAACCTTCACCAACCCCAGCGCCTTTCTATGCAGGTGGTAGATATAGTCCTGGCTGTAGTCCAGCTGGGATGCGATCTGGTCCCAGGCAAGGAAGGTGAGGTACCGCATCTCCAGCAGCGTCTCACACTCCATGTTGTTGATGCCCCTGATCGCTTTCCCGATTTCCTGTTTCAGCATCATCAGATTTGCGATGCTGCTGTTGATCTCATTCTCCAACTCGGTGATGCGCACCACCGCCTCCTCAACTGGAGACCGTCTGCCCGAAACTGCAACCTTGGGTTCGTCCGAGATCTTGGGGGAGACATAGGCGGCATGGCTTCTGAGCCAGTCGATCTGGCGTTCCTTGGTCTTGATGCGCTTGTCCAGATACCATGCCTGGGACAGATATTCCTTTGCGTTCATGCTCTCATCTCCTGTAGGTGAATCTTGGTGAAGTCGGGGTTGATGTCGCACAGGAAATCAAACCACTCGCTCTCGAAGAATCTTTCGATCTCATCCTTTGCTGCCCATGCATGCTGGTAGTCGGGATTGTCCTCCAATTGGGTTACCGCCTTCTGCCAGTCCCATACCGCCCGTTCCACGATTGCTGCTGCCAGCTGTCTCATGCTTGCCTCGGTCATTGAGGGCCCCCTTCAAGTTCGGCCTTCACCGCCTCGATCAATGCATCCTGGGTCTCTGCCTTGCCCGAGAGGACTCTCATGATGTGCTCGTCTATGGTCTTGTCGGTGATGATGTGCTGGACCACCACGGTCTCGGACTGTTGCCCCTGACGCCACAGCCTTGCCACCGTCTGCTGGTACAGCTCGAGGCTCCAGGTCAGGCCGAACCAGATCAGGAAGCTCCCTCCGCCTTGGAGATTTAATCCGTGCCCGGCGGAGGCTGGGTGTATCAGAGCGGCCTGCAGTTCCCCCTTATTCCATCTCAACAGGCTCTCACTCGAGTCCAGATTGGAGAACGATAAGCCCAGCTTCTCCAGTCTCCCTGTGATCCGCGCCAGGTCATGCTTGAACCAATAGGCAACCAAGACACTCTGCCCGTTCGCTGCTTCGATGAGATCCTCCAATGCATCAAGCTTTCGGTCATGGATGCCGATCGTCATCCCTTCGTCGGTGTATACAGCACCGTTTGCCAGCTGCAGCAGTTTGCCAGACAGGCTTGCAGCATTGGCAGCAGTAACCTGGCCCCCCGAGGCATCAAGGACCAGTTCCTTGCGAAGCTTCTCGTAGGCAGAGCGCTCATCATCGCTGAGGGTGACACGATACTCGTTGGTGACAAGTTCGGGCATCCTGATATGGTCCTGTGCCTTCATTGAGATGGTGATGTCCTCGATTGCCTGGTAGATCCGTTCCTCCGCACCGGGGGCTGGTTTGTAGCTGAACACAATATGGCCGCTTCGCTTGTCGGCCTTGAAGTACGCATCACGGTAGGCTCCGATGAATCTCCCCAATCTCACACCCTTGTCCAGAAGTTTGAACTGTGCCCACAGGTCGATCAAGCCGTTGCTGGCCGGGGTGCCGGTCAGGCCCACGATGCGGCGGACCATCGGGCGGCGTTTCATCAGAGCCCTGAAACGCTTGGAGCGGTGGTTCTTGAACGATGAGAGCTCGTCGATGACCACCATGTCGAAGTCGAAGGGCAGGGCGGACTCCTCGATCAGCCACTGCACATTTTCGCGGTTGATGATGTACAGGTCAGCCTTGCGTTCGAGTGCTGTAAGGCGCTCAGTTGTACTTCCCACGGCCACTGATGGGATCAAATCCCCCAGGTGATCCCACTTGCCGATCTCATCCGGCCACGTGTCCCTTGCAACCCGAAGGGGTGCGATGACCAGTACCTTGCGTACCAGGAAGGAGTCGAAGAGGAGGTTCTGCACCGCCGTCAGGGTGATGATCGTCTTGCCAAGTCCACACGCGATTAATATGGCAGAGATGGCATTGCTTTCGATGAATTCTGTGGCGAATGTTTGGTATGCATGTGGGGTATATTTCATCTTCTCAACTCTCCAGCATTGCGAGCACTTTGTTTAACTCATTGTGGAATCTTGCGTGTTCCGCCTGGGAGGCAAAGATTCTCAGATTACCCGGATTATTGTTCCGGCGATTCCCGTCGATATGGTGGACTACCTCACCTTTCCTGAGAGGCCTGCCAAGGATTTCTTCAGCGACAACCCTATGCTCATGTCTTCCATAACGTTTCGCATAGGTTTTCCCCTCACCTGACCCAAGCCGCGCTTGGCGTAGTTTTTCTCTGGTTGCAGGTGTCATTCTGGTAAGGTTGAGTATCTTGTTAAGCCTACTGAGCGTTTCACCTGCTTTGCTTAGATCCTTCAACGTATGATATCCGTCAGGGTTTTTTATCTTGCTGCTGAAATCATGCATGCACGTCCGGCAACAAAAGTTGTGTTTCTTGATATTCCATTTTTCCCTTTCAAATTTCTTTTTGCACCAATCGCATTCAATGACTAATTTCATTGATGATCTCCTCTATCTGCTCTCTTGCATCCAGCACGTATGCCTTGAACCCCAGGGCCTTCAGCATTTCATGCCTTACCCGTTGGAGTGCCCTCATCCTTTTGCCCGGGGCCTTCACTTCCACAAAGCCGCACCGACCGCCAGGCAGCAGCACCAATCGGTCCGGCATCCCGTCAAAGCCCGGACTGGTGAACTTCACCGCCCGGCCTCCCATCTTTTTCACAGCCATCACCAGCTGCAACTCGATCTCCTTCTCAAGCATGCCAAGCCTCCTCTGCAGGATCGATCAGATTGAACGCCGCATGGACTGCCGACAAGAAGTTTGTGATCGGTTTTCCCTTGTGTTGCGATGTGCAGTCGTTGCCCAGACTGACCGTAAAGTGCCCGGGGTGGACATGGCTTTCGCTTATCTTGAGAAGTTCGCCCCGATACCTGAGGACATATGCCCCATCGAGTGTTTTATCCCATAGCCGCTTCAGGAAGTTCTTCCGACGCTTCGCCCGGTTCTTCATAAGGCGATCGCGTTCCTTCGCAGCAAGGATGTCGTCTTCCATGATCCCTGCGCAGATGCACCCCACCGAGATTCGCTCGAAATATTGCCGGTGCTCCATTTCATGCACGAACCGCACCTGCGTGCATCCGCACAGCTCGCAGGTGAACAGCTCATCCGCTTCCTCGAGGCAATCGTAGGTGTTGAGAACCAACCAACCATCCAAAGGAGCCCCCCATTCCTTGAGCGTCCTGTGGCATCGGGCGATGTATGCCTTGCTGTAGATTTCACCGCTCATATGGCGCTCCCGCAAATGCAATCCATGCGGTTGTTCCGAACGCCGTACCCAAGAGCCGAAAAACCCCTATACGCGTGAATATGCGTATACGGGCATGCCGCGCTGGTCTTCTCCCTATATAGTAATGATATTGATGATTTATAGTATTTCAGGAACATAAGAACAAATCCTCCATAATTGTATATTCGGCAACGAGTCATGATGTGTTACCACGCTTGTACTCGTTGCCGCGGCAAGAACACGGGAACAGTTGTCATGCTGTTCCCCAGAGAGTCGCTAGTTCCCAAGAACCTCTTGGACTACCGGCGGAGTGAATACGAACTGGGGTCCGTACAGTGCAAGACGCTCCTTGGCCTCCTTGCGCACCCACCCGAGCTTGAGCAGTATTGCGATGATCTCGTTGGAGTCCCCGCGCCTGAGCATGGAGCGTTCCCGGCCGAAGCACTCGCACCAGATCTCCATGGTGCACACCTTGGTCCGGACGCACTCCCCCGAAGGTTTGCCGTCGACGAAGCCGAAGCCGTCGAGATAGGACCTCCGCTCTCCGATGTCCATTGCTTCCCACCGTGATGGGAGTGTGGTGGCCAGGTAGTCGGCTACGATTCCCTCGCGCTCATCGGCTTCAAGCGCATCAAGCTGCTCGTCCTTCGCCATGGCTTCGACCTCGGGCTCCAGATACAGCTGCTCGCCTGCCTCAACGAGACATTTGACCTCAGCCCAGATTTGTTTTACCTCATCGTCGCCCATCTCCCAGGGACGCTTGGTGTTGCTGCCGGGGGTGTTGACCGGCCAGAAGCGCCGGTTGCCTGTGGTATCCCTCAGATATCCGCTCTGTGCGTTCGTGGTGCCGATGAAGATGCACTGGCGGGGATGGGGGGTTGTCCGGCGACCATAGGCTGCACGGAAGATATCGTTCTGGCGCGAGATGAAAGACCTGAGGGTCTCGGTCTCGGCTTTCCTCAGCCCTGCCAGCTCGCCGACCTCCATGATCCAGTAGCCCTGCAGCTTCTCCGCAGCCGTCTTGTCCTTGGTGTCGCTCAGGTGCAGGCTGTCGGAGTACCAGGGGCCTGCGAGCTTTGCTATGGTGGTGCTCTTGCCGATACCCTGGGGACCGCAGAGCACCGGCATGCTGTCGAACTTGCACCCCGGGGTGAGAACGCGCTTGTATGCCGCACACAAGGTCTTTCGGGTGACGCTCCTGGTATAGAGGGTGTCGGGGGACCCGAGATAGTCGATGAATACCAACTCGGCCCGCACTTTGCCGTCCCAAGCCGGGAGTGCGTCGAAGTATTGGCGGATGGGATGGTAGGAGCGGTCGTCGGCTACCTTGGAGATTGCGATATCGTAGTTGCGCGAGCTGAAGGTCCCGTAGTTGGCATCGATGTAGCTGATGAGCTGCGAGTCATCAGCATCGCGCCAGAACCGGGACGGATGCTGCCAGGGAACCTCTCCGGTAATCTCGATGGCGTCCAGCAACTGGTTGAATGCGATGTTTTGCAAGGCCTTGTCGTGTTCGAGGATGAGCTTGAGGTTGTGCAGCGAGTTCATCAGGACCATCGAGCGTTTCTCTCGTACCAGGCCCTTCTTCCATTCTTCACCATCGTCATCGGCGGGAAACTCCTGTTTTGCCTTGGCTTGCCTTTCGGCGAGTATAAGCATATTCACCCGCTCATCCTTGCTGGCAAGGTCCGCCATGGCGTTGAAGGTCTTGATCGGATCGTCATCGCCGAAATGGTGGATCCTGACCAGGTCGAAGGCATTGAGCCTCCGTCCACAGGCGGGATCGCTGGCATGGTAGGATTGGGCGAACTTGTCTTCATAGATCGCGAGCCCAGAGGTGCTGTCGGCGGGGATGTAGCTGTATCTGTCAACAACGGTCGTGGGTTCGTAGATGTGTGAAAGGAATGTCTCTATGGCATCCTGGATCGGGTAATAGGTACGGCAGAACGCTCCTACGAGGCCTTCCTTCGCAAGCGGATCCTCCTGCATCTTGCCCGATGGTGTATGCACTGTGCTTTCGCGGGACGAGGTGGGCAGGAGAGAACAGTCCTTCCAATCGGGATGGGATGCGAGGAACACATCGGGATCCAGCCACGGGCCGTCGATGCGATCGAACACGTATTCTCCGTTGGAGGGTGTGGTCGGCCAATACATCAGCTGGTGGGGGCGATAGGAGCATTCATCGAATTGGTCGATACCCCACTTTGCAGCCAGGTGCCTGGTGATCGCCACGTATTCATCGGAACTCACATCCCTGGTGAGCGGGACGAGGATGCGCACCCGTGGATTCTCAGGGGTGTGGCTGTGGGTGGTGTACAGGCAGGCGGCGTAGGCGCACTGTGTCTTGAACGCTGCCACGAAATCCACGCTTGCACGGTCCGCATCGAAGGCCAGCATCGATCGGCTCGCGACGTTTTCCCGCCGCCTCCGGTTGTCCTTCAGCCGGCCAGCGACGAACCCTCCCTTGTCCTTCACTTTGTCGCGTTGTGCCTTCGGGAGTTTGGGATACTCCTGGACGGACTCGGTCGTGCGGATGGTGGTCGATAGGCGATCGCACAGGGCGTCGAATGTCGTGGTCTTGTTGCTCCATGTCTTCGCATGACAGCTGTTGCCATAGGCGATATTCAGCTCTCTCATAGAATCTCCTTCATTAAGTCTTCACATGTGTGATCGAAGTTGCTGTGCGGCTCACGGTCTTCGACCAGAGCCAATAGTTCTTGGGACAATCCATGTTCTGCCTTGATCCGCCGTTCTGCTTCGACTCTTCGCGCTTTTGCAATGGCGAGAGCACGCTCCATGAGCTGGTCAGGTGATTCCCAGTTCTGTTCGCATTCAAGGAAGTAGCGGCGAAACCTGCGGCCGGCCGCCGAGCGCTGGAGCATGCACAGCTCCTTGGCCATCGCGATGGTGATCTCATGGTCGATACTCGGACGCCCTCCGGTATGGTTGCGAGAGACGGCATAGTAATCCTTTCCCTCGACAAACCCGAAGAGACGGATGCGTGCGAACCAGTCGTTGTAGCGGGTGGCTACCTGCAACGCCTTGTGCAGCGTTCTTCCGCTGACGGTCGGCTTGTTCCCGAAGCAGGTGATGCGGATCAGCGCATCCCTGCTGGTATTTCCTGGTTGTTCCAATTGTGCATCGGTGTTCAATACCATTGTTCTTCTCCTCCATGAATTACCGAAAAACCGTACCTCCTGTTTTCTTGCCTCAGGACGTTCATCCCACCACCTCCTTGCATTCGGCATCGAAGTAGCGAAGGCTGTAGCCCTTGTTCTGCGCATGCTCGATCTCACCCGCCATGCCCGCCGATATCCCGTGTCCTGCGAACACCCACACCTGGGCGCACTTGCTCATCAGCACGTTGCCGAAACGAAGCGCAAGCTCGCGCTCGGCCGGGTTCTCGTCGTTCATGAACTGCGGGTAGAGCAGGTGCACCGTCAGAGGGATGCACCCAGACTCCACCGCGAAGCGGCTGTAAAGGCGGGCCCTTTCGACGTTCTTCTCTATGTCACCCGCATACGGCGAGCAGATATATACGATCGGTCGGAACGCACGGGCCGCCTTTTTCTCCTCGGCCTCCATCGCCCTGAATGCCTCGTAGGGCGTCGGGTCCGGGTACCCGGATCCGTTCAGATACTCCTGATTCATGGAATCCTCCTTCATTCGGATTGCAGGGGTGCTCCCCTACATACCCTTCCGTACGCCGCGTCGGATTTGACCGACAATTTTCCAAAGAATTTTTTCAGGGAAAAATCTTTCACTTTCGGTCGGTCAAAATGCGCCCTGCATACGGAAGGTTGTGAGAGGCGATTACGAGACCGCCTGTCACTGGAGGGAACCGGATGGATGAACGAAGTGCACGGCGCCGGTCGGAGCAATCGATGGACGAGGATCTTGCAGAGGTGCTCATGACCATCAGCGCAGTGTCCAAGAGGTTGGCCAGGAAGCTCATGGCTCCTGCAGCCGACGAACGAATGAACAAGAGGGGTGAAAGATCACATGGGAGACAAGCAAGAGACGCAGGCCTTGATCGCAGAGGCCATGACTATCCTGAATACCGCTTCTAGCTCGCTGGGAGCCTTGATGGCACGCATGGGAGTGAAGGATGAACCGGTTGCGAAGCAGGAAAGCAAGCCACTGACACTGGTGGAGGTCCGTTCGGTACTGGCCGACAAGTCGCGAAGCGGCTTCACCGAGCAGATACGCGGGCTTCTGGAAAAGTACGGGGCTCCCAAGCTGTCAGAGATCGATCCCGCCCGGTACCAAAACCTCATGGATGAGGCGCTGTGCCTGGGAGCTACACGACAGGATCTTGAGGCTGCGCTCGCCGAAAAGCGGAAGGAAGGGTTGGGGGATTTGTTCGATGCCGTTTTCGGGCACCACTATGCCACCACCCTCGAGGACCTGAAGGAAGAATACTACCCGTCCTTTCTTCGCGACATCAGGAGGCTCAGGCGTGCCGACTAGCCACAGCAGGTTGACCAGCCCCTCGGCTGCAGAGCGTTGGATCAATTGTCCGCCCTCCGCCCTGCTGAACGCTGCATGCGAGGATACCACCAGCTCGTATGCCCAGGAGGGGACCGACGCCCATGAATTGTGCGAGCACCTGCTTCGCAAGGCGATGGGACAGGATACCGTCGATCCCAGGCCGAAGCTCCAGTACTACGACGAGGAGATGGAGGATGCCGCCCAGGGGTATGCAGCCTATGTGCTTGAGATCCTGGAAGCAGAGCGGCAAAGGTGCAGTGATCCTCTCTTGCTGATCGAGCAGCGCATAGACTTCTCGCGCTGGGCGGGAGAGGGCAGCTTCGGGACCAGCGATGCGGTCATCATCGCTGACGGGCGTTTGAGCGTGCTGGACTTCAAGTACGGCAGCCGCCTGGTGGAGGTCGAGGGCAACGCACAGGTCATGTGCTACGGCCTGGGGGCGCTTGCCATGTTCGACGGTGTGTTCGATGTGGATGAGGTGGCCCTGCACATCTACCAGCCGAGGCGTTCCAATGTCTCATCTATAACCATTCCGAAAAAGGAACTGTACGAATGGGCGGAATCGGTATTGGGGCCGGCTGCTGTTCTGGCCAGGGCCGGGGAGGGTGAGTTCTCCTGCGGCAAGTGGTGCACATTCTGCAAGGTGGCCCCCACCTGCCGTAGGCGTGCCGAGGCGAACATGACTCTTGCCCGTTTTGATTTTCGCAAGCCCCCGACCCTTGACGATGCTGAGGTGAGCGAGGTGCTCGCCCGGGTGGACGACCTGGTCGCCTGGGCATCGGATGTGAAGGACCATGCGCTGCAGCTCGCCCTTGGGGGCAAGCAGTGGCCGGGGTTCAAGCTGGTGGCGGGACGGTCGATCCGCAGGTACACCAACGAGGGCGATGTCGCCTCTGCTGTCATCGAGGCAGGCGGGGATCCGTATGAGAAGAAGCTCCTGGGCATCACTGCGATGCAGAAACTGCTCGGGAAGTCGCAATTCGAACAGCTGCTTGGGGGCCTTCTTGAGAAGCCTGCAGGCAAGCCGACGCTGGTGCCCGAATACGACAAGAGACCGGCGATCAATACTGCACAACACGATTTTGAGGAGAACTGAACATGTCAACAATTGCAAATCCCATGAAGGTAATCACCGGAAAGAACACCAGATGGTCTTATGCCAATATTTGGGAGCCCAAGTCCATCAACGGAGGGGCGCCGAAGTACTCGGTATCCTTGATCATCCCCAAGAGCGACAAGGCCACGGTGCAAAAGATCAAGGCCGCCATTGAGGCTGCATACAAGGAAGGCGAGGCGAAGCTGAAGGGAAGCGGCAAGTCGGCCCCATCCCTTGCATCGCTGAAGACCCCCTTGCGCGACGGCGACATCGACCGCCCCGATGATCCCGCCTACGAGAACGCATTCTTCATCAATGCCAACAGCGCAACGGCCCCGGGAATCGTGGATGCCCAGTGCAACCCGGTGCTGAACCGCAGTGATGTGTACTCGGGTGTGTACGGCAGGGCCTCGATCACCTTCTATGCGTTCAACTCCAACGGCAACCGCGGCATTGCATGCGGGCTTCAGAACCTGCAGCTGATCCGTGATGGGGAGCCCCTGGGCGGCAAGGCGAGTGCCGAGAGTGATTTCGCCACCGACGACGAGGATGATTTCCTCGCCTGATCGCAATCCAGAAGGGCGGCGGCTTAGGCTGCCGCTCTTCCAATACTACGTATTGTCTTTGACGAACAAGCCACCAGAGAGGAGAACCATGTGACTGTGATGCATTCGTTGTTTTGTGACCTGGAGACGTATTCCTCGGTCGATCTCTCCAGGAGCGGAGTTTTTCGATACTGCGAGGCCGAGGACTTCGAGATCCTCCTGTTCGGCTACAGCGTCGATGGCGGGGCGGTGCAGGTCATCGATCTCGCCAGGGGAGAATCGATACCCAAGGATATCATCGAGGCTATCACCGATGGCAGCGTGGTCAAGTGGGCGTTCAACGCAGCCTTCGAGCGAATCTGCCTCTCCCGGTATCTGGGATTGCCGACCGGCACCTATCTGAACCCGGCATCGTGGCGCTGTACAATGGTCTGGTCGGCATACCTAGGGTTGCCGCTGTCGCTCATGGGCGTCGGTGCTGTGCTGGGCCTGGAGAAGCAGAAGCTCGCCGAGGGAAAGGACCTGATCCGCTACTTCTGCATCCCCTGCAACCCTACGATCGCCAATGGGGGACGAAGGAGAAATCATCCTTCCGACGCCCCAGACAAGTGGTCTTTGTTCGTCGAGTACAACAAGCGCGATGTCGAGGTCGAGATGGCAATCCACCAGCGCCTGGCCAGGTTTCCGGTTCCTGATACCGTCTGGGATGAGTACCACCTTGACCAGCGCATCAACGACCGGGGGGTATTGGTCGACAGGACTTTAGTCCAAAGAGCCATCGAGATGGACAGCCTATCACGACAGGAACTCGTGTCCAGGATGAGGGAGCTCACCGATCTTGAGAATCCGAACTCGGTTTCCCAGGTAAAGACATGGCTGGCAGACAATGGGCTGGAGGTTGAGTCGCTGGGCAAAAAAGATGTGAAGGCAGCATTGCAGGATGCCCCGCGACAGATTCAGGAAGTGCTGGAGCTCAGGCTTCAGCTTGCAAAGTCGTCGGTGAAGAAGTACCAGGCAATGGAAAACGCAGTCTGCAGCGATGGCAGGGCAAGGGGCATGTTCCAGTTCTACGGGGCAAACCGTACCGGGCGGTGGGCTGGAAGGCTCGTGCAAATGCAAAATCTGCCACAGAACCATCTGGAGGACCTTGGCACAGCCAGGGCATTGGTGGGAAGCGGTGATTACAAGGCTGTGAAGATGCTCTATGGTGATGTCCCTGATACGCTTTCCCAGCTCGTGCGCACAGCCTTCATACCCAGGAAAGGTTATAGGTTCATCGTATCGGACTTTTCTGCCATTGAGGCGAGGGTGATAGCTTGGCTTTCCGGAGAGTCCTGGAGGTCTGAAGTTTTCAAGCAGGGAGGAGACATCTACTGTGCATCTGCCTCTATGATGTTCAAGGTTACTGTAGAGAAACATGGCCAGAACGGCCATCTAAGGCAAAAAGGGAAAATTGCCGAACTGGCGCTCGGTTACGGCGGGTCGGTGGGGGCTCTTAAGGCTATGGGAGCCCTGGAAATGGGTTTGAAGGAGGAAGAACTCAAGCCTCTGGTTGATGTCTGGCGCCAATCCAATCCGAACATCGTCAGGTTTTGGTGGGATGTGGACGAGGCGGCAAAGCAGGCGGCACGGGACAAGGCCACAACCAGTACGCATGGGATCAGGTTCTCCTATGAGAGTGGCTTCCTATTCATCGGATTGCCATCCGGTAGGAGGCTTGCATACGTGAAACCCCGCATCGGGACCAATGACTTTGGCAGTGACTGTGTTACCTATGAAGGCGTGGGGGCTACCAAGAAATGGGAACGCATTGATACCTACGGGCCAAAATTGGCCGAGAATCTCTGCCAGAGCATCAGCCGCGACCTGCTGTGCCATGCTATGCAGCAACTCGAGGCCGTCGGATGCCGCATCGTGATGCATATCCACGATGAGGTGGTCATTGAGGCACCTCCAAACATTTACCTCCAAAACATAGAGACATCGATGGCTATTGTCCCTGATTGGGCGCAGGGGTTGCTGCTCAATGCTGACGGCTATGAAACCAATTTTTACAAGAAGGACTGAACATGAATATTCGCAACATGGAAGGATACATGGATAGGACACCCTTTGAGGCCATAAAAGCCGTTGAAAGAAACAAACTGCCACATTTTAGTTATCACACCTATTATAGAATAGCCGTGAGCATTTCATGGGTATGTAGTATCTGACTATCTTTTATAGGAGTTAAAATACCCCTCTTGATGTCCTTACCCTATAGATGGGCCAATTATCACTTTACATTAAGACTGCGTTAGGATTGTCTTCAAATAATAAAGATATGAATAACAACCAATCTATGCTAATATCGTCTATTAGCGAGAAAAAGGAGTTGTTATGCAAGCGTTTATTAACTTTGATGCCTTAATTAGAAATATTGGTTCATTTGCGGCAAAGCCTGAAACAGTACAAAGCAACAACCGCCAATTACTTGTTGAGCAGGAAATTGAGAAAGCTGTTAGTTTTATTGTCCAGAAGTATACTAATCCAGAATTCGCGACCACTCCTATCGATATACCATACAAGAGAATTGAATTTTGGAGGGCTTATTTTAACGACAGTCTTGATTTCTTCGAGAAACATGAAAACTACCAATCTATCAATCCAATAATCAGGACACTTTTTTATCCATTGATTACCCAGTTGAATGATTTGTGCTTTTTAATACAAAACAAACGATTTGAGGCAGCATTAATACTATCTGGAGCATTTGTTGAAAGATGCACGGTAGTATTTTTTCTGATAAACCATCCAGAATGTATCGATGATTACCTCACTTATCATACGGATGACAAGAATCAAGAATATGTGAATGACAATCAGTATGGGTGGGCAAGAAAGGTACTTAATAAAAATAAAATTTCCTTTCTTGACCTATTTCTAGATGATGATTTTGATCAACAGCTAATCAAATATCATGAATTGACCCTAGGCTATTTTCAATCTAACGCAATGATTCTGATCAATAAGGAAGAAATCTATATCACCGCAATTCAATCAATTGAGAAATTACTTCCATCCTTACTTACCAGCCTTTTTCATGATGGATTCCATGAATTATCGAAAACAGACATTTACTGTCATAAGGAAATAACAAGCAAAGTCATGGAAGCAATGAAAAAATTGACTGATTGATATCAATACTTAGCCAGATCAGCTACCGGATTTTCCAATTTTCGTTTTGTGATAACCTTTGCCAGATTTCTTGAGTGATGGCTGCCAACTCATGTGCATTATGCAATGCCGTATCGGCAAGATGCTCTTGTTCTCGGAACGATCTGGAGATATCCATCTTCTGTATCTGTTTTCTGAAAACCACGGAATTTCCCGCGACTGCTATCTCAATTTCCAAATCTGAAAATATCTCAGTCACTTTGTCGATCATCGGGGCCATACCGGGTACTTGCAGGTCGACGAATCCATGGACGACCTTATGCAACAACTGGTAGGTTTTTGGTAACGACTCGGGGTAGAAATTGATGAAGCTTGCTTTTGCCGGTTTCTTGCCTGGCTGGTTCATTCTCAAGTCTGGATAGTCCCGGATTGCGTATTCCCAGTAATCCCTCCAGAAGGAGGTAACTCTGGAATCCGGTACGGCTGAATATCCTCGCCTGTTTTGCTCGATGGCTTCATGCATCATGTATGTTTTGAATTGGTACCTTTTGGTATCTCGAGCTTCAAACCAATCTCGGATGCATTCATACGCTATGGTTGCTTGGTAATTCTGTACATCGGAAACACCTTGTAGGTATGATTCGGGAGCCATGATGCATGTTGAATACGAGGTCCAATATCCGCGGGAAAGTCCCTTTCCTCCCCGTAGGATGTACCGTGTTGCTTGGTTTTCCTGGGCTGATGCATCGATCTTGTTTTCGACCAGGATAGCGTGTCCATTCCCATAGAGCACAACTATGTCAGATTCTCCCAACTCAGGATCACAGACCGAATGAAAAGCCTTCGCATTGTTTGGAATTGGTAAAGCGAGATGGTTCTCAAGATAGAACCATCTCGCGAAATCCTCTGAGACAATAAGCTCTTCCAAAATGAGCAAATCAATGTCACGTTCTGCTACCGCTTCCACAATATTCGTTTCAAACACTGTGTGCCTCCGTCGATGTCGATGATTCTGATCTCCCGCTTCCCATGGATGATCAGAACATTGCTTCATTCTATAGCCTATGCAATCGGTCCACAAGTTTTGTTGAACCCTCTGCACAAACCAAAAGTTTTTCCAGCCAGTCTATATGATCGGGGCATCAGAGGAAGTCATCGGTCTGTTTGCATGCATTACAGCCATGGAGGTTGACTCTTCACTTCCATGGCTGTGATCGCGACAAGTTCAACCCTCATAAAACAACCTGAAATCCTCCTTGATCTTCTTCAGCCTTCGATGAATCGTATCCTGGGAAACCCCCATAACAGATGCAATCTCATCTTGTGATTTACCCTCCTCATGGAGGTCGTAGATTCTTCTTAACTCCGCTGAAAGCAGCTGAAGAAAGGCTTCGGCTTTCTCCCTGAATTCCTTTCGCTCTACAGCAGTGTGGGGATCATGGTCGTCATAACGATTACTGTTCATGATTTCCAAATCGTAGTACAACCGGGCGAGGGTGTCCTGCTCTGGATCACGCGCCCAGTCGCATACATTGCAATCACCACCACACAGCCACCATTTGCTGCATGCACATTGGTGGTGGCGCTTTGCGAATGCAAAGACCCGGTAGATGGGTCGGTAGTACTCCCTGAACTGGTCCTCAGTGACTGGTATCTTCTTCTCGGTGATCGGATCGAAGATGTAGAATTCCTTGTTTTTCTTGTGATTGTCTGATTTTGCCATGCGCCCCTCCTCGGGGTTCGGGCAAAACGGAGACGGGAATTCGGGCATGCAAAGGCAAGGGCATGCTGGCCGAAATCAAAACGTATCTCCGTTTTGACCTTCGGCCGGTGCATTCCCTACAACCGGCATTCAATGTTTGATGTGGTGCATCCTTGAGGGGAAACCTTGGCTTGGCACAAGGATGCTCTCGTTCGGATCCAACGAATCCGAGATGTGCTGACCATTCGCTTTTGCCAATGAAGCGAACGGTCCTGATTGCGCTGAAAGAGACTTCCGGGCAAAAAGAAAGCCGGATGATTACAAGACGTTTGTCCTGTGAATCATCCGGCCATTCGGTGGCTCGTCATGCGGCCCCATTGCTCGGTATGTCCTGGTAGTGGTGCATATATTTGTCAGGGGAGGGTGGTTCCCTCCAAGTTACCTGTTCACGCTTTGAACAAGGGTTCCTCCTTTTCTGGGTGGCAGGCACATGTGCGGTGCAATCGGGACCTCTACAATCCTTCTGCAGTGCGGACACTTGAGTGAGATTTCCACCGGCTGTTCGACAGGGTGGATTCCTGAGGCATCGAATACCCGCTTCCCGCAATTTGGGCATTTCATGGGAATATACATCACAACTCCTTTTTGTGTAGAATGTTAACCAAAAAGCTAACATCGAGGCGAAAAAGAAACCCGCTGTCTATGGCAGTCAGGCATTCTTATGAGATATACAAATCACCGGCAGCCGTATTGGGTGCATGGTGAATGAAGTTCCAGAAATCAGGTGGGAAGATACCCCAGTGAGGCCAATCGGACCCTTGCAGCCTGCTCGGAGACGTTGAAGGCCTCGACCATCATGCTGATTAGCTCAAGATGCCAACGGCCGTTGCACTTGAAATCGATATTCTTGATTGCAGTCTTGGGCATCAGAAGGACTGCAGCAAGGTAGTTTGCCTGCCATTCAAGCCAAGCTTCCCCCTGGAGTCGTTTGCCGCTTGCATCAACACCGCTTAGGTCAGGAGCACAGGATTTTGAGTAGATGCCCCCGCTGTTGTCACAGAATCCGGCAAATTCGGCCTTGCGTCTGTAATACTCAGCGTGTATCAGACCGTGCGCCGCCTCATGGCCCAGCGTGAAGCGTTCACGATGTTCATAGGCAGGGTTCTCTGCAAGCGTACCCTCGATGATGATGGTGTTTTTCTTCACCGATATGAACTCTGCGCGGTTTAGTATTGGATTGTAAACGGGCAGCATGTCAGTATCATTGAATACCGTAACCCCCAGGTATACCTTGTTGTGGGAAAGGTACTGGTACTCCTGATTGAATCCCATTTCTCTGATGAGTCCATCCAGATCCGTGGGTTGCGGATTTACCAGTACTGCAGGGGAGAAGATGTGAAGAATCTTCTCTCCGTGCCTCTCGAGCTGATTTTTGCTCAGAAGCGGAATCCCGTTTGAGTCCATTTTACTTGCACATTTTACCATGCTGCCCTAGTTATCCCCGCTTTTCCTCTTGATCAGTTCCTCGATGAACATCTTCCAATCATCCTCGTTCGCTTCCAGGTTCCTTGCGGTTCTCAAGGCAGCGTTCACGTAGGGCCTGTCGTTGACATACGGGTTCAGATCTGGTGCCAGCAGGCCTTTCTGGTGTCCCACGATGTCATACATCTCAGCTTTCTCAGCCTCATTCAGGTTCAGCACATCAGCCAGCGTTGCCAGTCGTTCTTCTGTCAACGGAGTGCGACGGTTGTTCTCCACGTCGCTCAAAAAAGGCGCCGATACTTCCAATCTTCGCGCCAGTTCCCGCAGGCTAATTTGCTTTTCCTCTCTCTTCTGTTTCAGATATTCTCCGAAATTGGTGGTAGTCTTGTGCATGGTGTTTTTATCCTCGCAAGCTTGTTTACTAAAAAGCTTACGAGTAAACGATAGTATGGAAGAGTGGAAATGGTCAATAGATTTTTGGAAAAAAGACTGAACAAATGTGTAGCTGTTTAGAAAACACCTCTGAAGGTACCGAATCAACATGCTGGTGTCAATCGGTATCTTCGTCTGGCTCAACCCAAAAAAGGATTCATCGACAAAAGTATCCAGCAGCTTACACGTATCGATACGAAATCGAGGTTGAGATCGAGCGTTCTTACTGTGACTTGGTTACCGCTCATCCGGTAGGTCTTTTTCATAACCGGATCATCATCGATTTGTGTATAGAGAAGCATGCCGGAGACCTTATGAGGGATCTCTCTCAGTTCAACTTCCTTGTTCTTTACATAGGTGAAAATCTGGTAGAGGTTTGCTGAATGAAGTTATTCTATATCTTTTGAAACATGACAAGGAATTCTGATAATTAATTTGGTTATTAAAAACCAATTGACAGAATTTATGAGGCGTGATATATTTTTGGTTATGAAAAACCAAAATAATAAACAAACGACCACTATGTTGCTTTCAAGTAATCAAGAGAAGTTATCAGATCAAATATTCCTCAATCATGTTGAGATGGTTCAGTCTTTCCTTGATGTAAATCTCAAGCCAAATCATCAATTGACTGGTGGTTTCATGAATCTTACGACTTCAATACCTATTATAAAAATTTTGTACTGTTATCTTGTTTTAATATCCAACGAATTTACTGAGTCTGAGGACGCCACTTTAAACGATGTCTTAGAGCGTTCGGATGAATATAATCCAGCAATAAGTGCTTATTATAAGAAAATCCTCGACCTAAGAACCTTTAATGAGTTGAGGCTTCTTCTCTCTAATATGACAGATTCTAGCGATATTCTAAAATACATTGTTGAAGAAGAATGTTCTTCATTTGAATGGTCTACACCTGAATCAATTGTTTCACTTGCTCTTGAAATACTGGATATCAAAGAAGGAGAAACAGTTGTAGATGTTGGTTCGGGTACCGGTACTTTTTTGTTGAATGGCGTCGCAGAAAAGCCAAAAGCAGAATTTACTGGTCTTGAAATCAATACTGTGATGTTTCTTGTCAGCTTGATGAGGAATTACATTCACAATGGTGATGCCAAGAACGATAATCTTAAGATAATTCAGACTGATGCATTCGACCTTGTTGAGTCCGATTCAAACAAACGGTTTGACAAGGTGTTTTCAAATTATCCAATCAATATGCAATTTAAATTTTCTGGAATCGGGCAGAGGTACTTGGAAAGAATTTCCAATACCGTTCCTGAAATAAGATCATTGGGATCGGGAGATTGGATATTTAATAGATTGATTCGGGATCTTACTTCCAACACGCCTGATGGGAAAGCTGTAGGAATAATGGCTGGAGGTGGTACTTGGAACCTTACAGATAAGTTTACTAGAAGAAGTTTTCTTGATCTTGGGATTGTGGAATGCGTGATTGCACTTCCTGCAAAATTATTCAAAGATACGAATATTCCTGTCATGATGATCGTATTTAGCTTTGGCAATAATAGTGTGAGAATGATTGATGCTACAGCCTTCTTCAAACCGGGAAGACGTCAAAATTCCATGAATGCTGAGCATGTTAGCCAAGTAGTCGAAGCCTTGAATATTGACTCCAAATATAGCCGATTGGTGGAATATGAGGAAATGGAGAAACAGGATTTTGTATTGGACCCATGTAGGTACCTGCATCACAAAATTGAGATAGAATATGGTGTCCCGTTTGAATCTGTGATCAAGAGCATCACCAGAGGTGCACAAAAGACTGCGAAAGAGTTGGACCAGCTTGTAACACAGCAACCCACGAATATCCAATATCTGATGCTGTCCAACATCCAGGATGGGCTCATTGACGATGAACTCAGTTCACTTAAAGTACTCGACCCCAGTCTTGAGAAGTATTGCTTGAAAGATAATGATCTTATTCTTTCTAAGAATGGATATCCATACAAAGTAGCGATTGCACATCCACGACCCGGCCAGAAAATTCTAGCGAATGGTAATCTGTATGTCATCGAGTTAGATCAAGATAAGATCAATCCACTTTACCTCAAAGCCTTTTTGGAAAGTGAGACTGGGATAAACATTTTGAAAAGTATTACTGTTGGTGCAACGATTCCGAATCTGGGAGTGGAAAAGCTTAAGAAAATCCAAATTCCCCTTCCTCCGTTGCATGAACAAAATAAAGTGGCGGTTAGGTATCTTGCTCAACTTGAAGAAATCAGAGTCCTCCGCATCAAACTTGATAAAGCCATCAAGAGATTGGGGGAGGTGTTCTGATGCAATATACTCCACTTGATGTCGAAGAAATAGTAGAGCTTGAAGAGAGACTCTTAGCTGTTCTGAAGGAGGATTTTTATACGATCCTTCTTAACCTCAATAGATCAGAACAGTTGGGCAATCTTCTCATTCTATTGGGACATCCGGAGCTGATAGAGAAGAATGATAATGGGTATGTTCCGCTAACTGATAGGTCTATTGTAATACTTGGAGAATCAAGCATTGATGCGAATGATGTTATGAAGACCATCACTAAATTTGGTATATCAAAGGATAGAGTCGAATTACATCTAGGATACAAACCGAATGGTTTTAACCTTGATGCGCTCAAGTATTCAATCAACTACTCATTGGTACTTGTGGGGCCGATGCCACATAGTATGGAAGGGAAAGACGAATATACAAGTATAATCAGCAGAATGGAGAAAGAAGCAGGTTTCCCTCCGGTCAAGAGATTAATTGCTGGAAATGAGCTTAAGATTACCAAGACCTCAATTAGAAATGCGATTGGAGAGGCTTTCGAGAAGGGAATCATAACCTAA